TTTAATTCATTACTAATTAATGTAGTTCCAAACTCTTTTAGTTGTTCTGCAGTTTGTGCATTTAGATTTACAACTTTAATAAATGTATCAAAATCTATTTCTTCTCCGTTTGGTTTAACTGCTACACGATCTTTCTTGTTGTAGTATGGTAAATTGATAAAGTTACCTGATGGTCTTTTACCATCGCTTGAATCTAATGAAGTTTGTTTTGGATATATCTCTGTCTTTGATGGTAGACCAAATATAAATAATAATTTTTCTAAGAACTCTCTTATCTCTGATGCTTTTATTTTTTCTTTTGCAAACAAATATAAATGTAATCCGCCTGATTTTGATTTGACAGGTATGATAGGTAAATTCTTTTCTTCAATTGTTTTTAAATATTTTTGTAAACTGAAACTTGTGTAATTTTTTGGATCAATATCTATTGCACCAAAGATAGCTTTACCTTCATCATCACATGGATTAACTCCAATAGACTTTGCACCATTTAAATGTTCTTCGTAATCTTGATCTGTTATTTCTTTCTTAGCCCAACCATAGTCTTTTGGTTCAAACTTTATCTTACCAGACTCGTCTTTGTATCCATTGTGTATGTTACAGAAACCATAATTACGTTTTAACCCTGTAAAATATTTTATAAAATCTTTCATATTTTTGTGAGGCCAGTCCACTCTCGCTTTCTGGCCTCTGTTGCAACCATTCCTTTAAGGAATTAGACAATATCTCCCGTATTAGAGTTATTCTCATACTTAGGTTTAGCAGTGCCTTTTGCTACAGTTTTCTGTAACTCTTGCGCTGATACATACAAAGCTGCATCTTTTGAATTAGAGATGTCTAACATTCTAATCTTAGATGGTTTGTACACATGCCAACTCTTACTACCTGCAGTTTTGCCAACTGTTTTTAAGTTGAACAAAGCTGAGTATGCAGCAGGTTGAAATGTACCTTTGTCATCTGACACTCTTAAATTAGTAATCAGATTGTTTAGTTCCCTCGCCGGTGATAAATTCGACGAACGCATTGTAATCACAGCAGGTCTTGACTCTTCACCTTGTACAACGATCACATAGAAGTAAGCAGTTTTTTCAACATAGTTACCGTTTGGTAATCTATATCTACCATTTCTTTCTTCTACTGCATCTGCAGGTATCTGCATATGAGTTCCAACTGGTGCTGATGCACTGTCTCCTCTCTCTTGCCATTCTGGAAATCTGGTTTGAGTGTGAGCAACAACAATGTTGATACCCTCTTTCTCACCATCAATCAAAGAACCAAAAGATGAAGCGTAGATCATTCCTGGTTTAGAACCTTCTACATACTTTGGATCTCTTTCATTGCACTCTGGAGATAGTTGATGAAGAATTTTTAAGATAGGTGTAGATATATCTTCCTTCTTAATTTCTTCAGCTCCTTTCATAGAGTCGCCTCTGAGATTAATTGTTGCCACTGAACCAGCGGCTGCTTTTTTTGCTAATTGAGTTTCCATATTTTCTCCTATTAGGTTATTGGTTTATTGGTTTAACTTTTTCCTGTAATCTTTGCTTTGTCAGCATCCAATACAGAAAATAGATCAGAAGGAATTTCATTACCTTTTTCTTTCCATTCCCTCATCACTACAGAGAGTGAAGCATGGTGAACCGTTTCCTTTTGAGAAGGTTCATAACCATGCTCCCTCGCAAGGTTTGCATAAGCAATTGCCTTGTTATCTTCGCTTTGACCAAAGTTAACTGTGATTTCATTTTTCACAATATCACCTAGGCCATTACTTCGAAGCCATTGTATCGCTTCAGCTTTCTTATCTGCGTAAGCTGCAGCGTGAAACTTTTTACCAACTGAAACTTCAGAACCATCTTTTAGTTTCAGTGTACTTAAATTCATATCGTACATTAATTTTGGAATTACATCGAAGACAAAATATTTTTCATCTTCTTCCAAATCTTTTATTTGTGATTTTAATGTTGAGATTTTATTTTGTATTGATTTTAATTTCTCTATTTCTTCAGAGAGTTTTTGTGGGTCGATGACATCGCTTTGATCCGGTGCATCTTGACGTAAGTCTATACTCATAACACTTTCCTATATATTTTTATTAGTTTAATTAATTTAATTGCACTAACTTATATAGAGAAGTAATTTTTATTGTCAACTACTTTTGATGAATATTTATTTCGATAGGGTAATAAGTTTTTTCTTGACGATCCCATTTTAATAATTTGTATTTTCCATTTGTAATATCTGCAACAACAGAACATACAACACCTATGATTGCAGGATCTCCAGAAAGTAAAAGATAATCTTCTTCTGTATAATCTTTTAGAAGAGTTCTAAGTTTGTGTATCAATGGACCAGGTGATAAAATCATTTGTGAAAACTCTGGTAACAAAGTCTTAATCTCGCCATACTTCTGTGCGCCTAAAATATTATATTTAGGTTCACCTTTTGCGGTGCCTGGTATTTCTTGTATGAGATAAACTTTTGACATTGACTTTTTTCTTTTACTACACTATATAGATTTTTAGAAAGAAAAGTAAAGTATGAACTATAAATTTAAAACTAAGCCATACGCGCATCAATTAGATGCTTTAGAAGCTTCTTGGGATAAAGAAAACTTTGCCTATTTTATGGAAATGGGTACAGGTAAATCTAAAGTATTACTAGATAATGCAGCTGTATTGTATGATAAAGGCTTGATAAATGGCCTGTTATTGATTGCACCAAAGGGTGTATATAAAAATTGGTACGACTCAGAGATACCTACACATTTACCGGATCACATTGAAAAGAAAGTTGTTCTTTGGAAGACATCAGATAAATCTAAAAAGCAACAACAGATATTAAACACAATGTTTGAAACAGGTACAGACTTTCATATCTTAATTATGAATGTTGAGTCTTTTTCAAAAGGTGATGGTATTAAATTTGCACAGAAGTTTTTGATGTGTCACAAAGCAATGATTGCAATAGATGAATCTACTACAATCAAAACGCCTACATCGAATAGAACAAAAAGTATTTTATCATTAAGAGAACTTGCTAAGTATAGAAGAATATTGACAGGTTCTCCTGTAACTAAATCACCACTAGATTTGTTTTCCCAGTGTCAGTTCCTTGATCCCTGGCTCCTTTCCCATCAATCTTACTACACGTTCAAAGCTCGATACGCTATCACTAGAAAGATAGAAGTACAGGGTAGACGTGTAGAGATTGTTGTGGGTTACAGAAATCTTGCTGAACTATCAGAGAAGATAAAACCTTTTTCTAAAAGAATATTGAAAGAAGATTGTTTAGATCTACCTGCAAAGTCTTTCATCAAACATACTGTTGAACTTACCAAAGAACAAAAGAAAGTTTATGAACAGATGAAGAAAGAAGCAATTGCTTTTCTTGATGGTAAGATGCAATCTACAGCTACAGTCATGACTCAGCTAATGAGACTACATCAAATAACTTGTGGTCACTTTACTGCTGATGATGGCACAATAAAAGATTTACCTTGTAGTCGTTTAACAGAACTCATGAGTATATTAGAGAACGTTGAAGGCAAAGCCATTATCTGGTCTCACTATACTCATGATGTAAAAAGAATTATTAACAAGATAAAAGAAGTGTATGGTGATGACTCTGTTGTAGATTATTATGGTGCAACAGACTCAGATCAAAGGTCAATTAATATAAAGAAATTTCAAACAGATGACAACTGTAGATTTTTTGTAGGGACCACACATACGGGTGGTTATGGTATCACACTGACTGCTGGTAGTACAATGATTTATTTTTCAAATGGTTATGATCTTGAAAAGAGACAACAATCAGAAGCTCGTATTGATCGTATAGGTCAAACTAAAAAAATGACTTACATAGATATCATGTCACAAGATACGATTGATGAACACATCGTAAAAGCTCTACGTAATAAAGTTAATATTGCAAATAAAATTATGGGTGAAGAATACAAAGAGTGGATCTAAAACCAACCTTTGTCAAAAACCATCTCTAATAAAAGAAGTGCAACAGCCCCCACTGTTGCTAATAATGCCCAATAGATCTTGTCTATCTTACCGCCCAAATCGTGAATACCATCATGCATATGTTTCATATCTCGTTTGATACCTGTAATATATCCATAGATAGCAATTAAATGTTCTCTTGTATTTTTTGGTCGTAGTTTATCGCCGTTTGGCATTATGCTAATCCTCTTTGTCTTAATCTAATTTGTCTTTCTTCTTCAGAAAATAATGCATTCTCTATAGGTGTCAATCCCTGATTCATGGTGCCTGTTGCCGGAAGCGCTGCTGTTTGTACTACGTTTGCACTTGGC